TAATGGTGTTGTTAATGGGTCTCCATAAGGTAATGTGTTAGGATATGCACTGAGTTGAGGAACGGCATTTCCTGACAAACTAGTATCATGTGGAATACTGAAACCGAAAAGAAAATTTTGAACAACATGAAAATCCGACCAATCGGTTGCAATTTTACTCAAAGCAAAACCTGATGTAGACGCATCATATTGTTGAGCGTACAAATCAAACATCATCGTCTTGTCGATGTTGACATTTTGCGGATAACATCCGGGAATTGTAGCCGCTGTATATTTTGCAATGTTTTCAACGGACATTACTGCAACAATGTTTGGATACAATGCAGAAGAAGAGGCACCAAATCCACCGTCACCCCAAGCATAACTCAATGCTATTGGAGGATAAATTGGATTGATTGGAAAATTGTATTCTGCTGCAGTTAGATAACCGCCGTTAACATCTCTATCAATAGAATTTACACCATATAAACCAAACGCACCTTCACCAAATGTTCCTCCACTATCTGGAACATTGAGAAGCGTTCCGGCATAAGCATTAATAGCTGTTTTTTCAGGAGGTGCAATCCAATTGGATTGTCCAATGTAAACCTGACGATTGATTGTATCTGTTGAATTAGTATCAACATGAAAAGTTGCACCGCTACCACTAATACCATTCCAACCGGAAACTCTTGTAATGAAGTCAGAAACTTTCAGAACATTGAATTGATTTACCCAACTGATTGCAGTAAATTGCCATTCTGTTTGAAAGATGCTGGATGCTGTGTTGTTTGATTTAACTATTTTATGTTCTTTTGGAATGTTGTTAACATCTATGTTGCCAAAAAACCATACTTCATTTCCAGCTTGTACCGAATTTCTTGAAAAATATACTTCATAAATCGGATTTGCCGATTGAGATGGATTTATTGGAAACTCATTATTGAAAATAGTATCCAGCAAAGACGTATTTTCCGACCCATTCTGAAAATTGTAACGTAAGACCGAACCACCAGTTGGCAATCCGTTTGCACCAGCTACGACTCCATTGACTGAGAAAAAGTCATTCAACTTAAACCCAATTTGTGGCACCGTTAAATCACCATCGACATCAACTTGTTGCAGGGTATAACCACTTATCTCCACAACATCATGTGGAGTATTAAGATAAACTATCTGAGAATGCGTTACAGAGCCGCTTAGAGAGCCTGAAAGTGGAAGATAGCCCAAACCAGCGCCCTTATTGATTTTAAGCGTTGTGGTGCTTCCGTCTGCGTTCTGAATGGCAGGAAATACGAATTGTACTGCTCCTGATAATGGGTTATTTGTCATATTGTAATTACAATCGAGCAAGGTCAACCAGCAAAAGTGTCATTTGGAACTTCTACCTATTGAATTGGGTTATATATGATGTGCTTAACTAAACAATAATGACAATGATGAAAAAGCTACTTCTTTTGACAACAATAACAATCATGATGGTCGGATGTTCAAACCCTTCCGGACCTTCTGCGGATTATCCGCATACAACTATCGAGGGACATTATTCCGTGCAACCCTATAAGAGTGGAAAAAGTCAAGAAATCATTCTTAAAAATCAAAAAGCGAATTCAATTGATTTTGAATTAAATTTGCCTATTGGACCGCCAGTATTAGACACAACCGTAGCTTGTACCATTGATTCAGAGAAAGGAAATATTGTTTACTTTCATATCAATGAATCAAATGAAATTTGTTACGTAAAGAGAATGGATTATCCTGCAAAAGATACCATGTATTTTGAAGGCAAGCCATTCGAGAAAGTGAATTAAAGCTTTCTTTGATTTGCTTGCTGTTGCGAAGCCCTTGTGCTGAGAAGATTGCGATATCCATCAATTGGTGTCGCAATCTTTTGATTTAAAATAGCACTGTGAACATCCTTCAATGCCGATATTACACCTGCATTACTATTTCCTTGCATAAGGTCCATCATTCCCGGATATTTGTTTAATGGAACAGCTACTTCCGGTCCTGCCTCACCATACACCATAGGATTACCACCACCAGCAAATCCAAGAAGTTGCGGACTATTTGCGACACCGCCCTCGGAAAGCCCCACAACGCCTCCATTAGCCAATCCAAGCCCTTTAGCAAGAGAGAACGAACCCATAATAGCTTCTGCTCCACCACCTGTAATAACATTAAGCACCTGATAAGCCACTTCGAACTCTATGAATTGTTCAACCAATCCTTCAATCATCTTTGTGAATCCTGAAAGAAGATTACCGAATATGGATTCAGCAACATTATTTGACTGAGTTAGTTTGCTGGCCCAATCATCAGCACCCTTCATCATCGTATGAAAACCAGCAGTAAATGCGCTGGCTATTGGACCAGCAAACTTCTTTGCAGTTGTTTCATGAATTTTACCAACCTCATCAGCATTCTTTTGAGTTATAGAAATAAGATTAGCATTGTGTTGTTTGTTAACAGCCTCAATTGCAGCAGCATTGCCAACAGCAGCCTTTAATTCGAGACGATATTTTTCATTCTCTTTCTCTAATTCAATTTGACCTTCAAGTTCGGTTTCAGCAACCTTCTGAGCATCATCTTGATTTCGAGCTTTCTTCATTTCTTGGAGATGAATCTGCTCTCCCTGAAGTTTTAAATCATAAGATTGCTTTAATTTCTTCTCTCGTTCTGTATCTGCATCTAATGCTATCTGTTCATCTGCTTTTGCTTGTGCTAGAAACTCTTTATCGGTCTCTTTTCCAAAAGACTTAAGAAGATTTATCATATCGCCATGAAACACAGATTCAGCTTGAAGCTCTCGTTTTTTAGCCTCTTCCTTTGTTATCTTTTTATTGATAACATCCTCTTGAATGACAATTTTTTCTTTATCGAAATTCTCAGTAAGTGCTTTCGTCTGTTCGTCAAACGTTTCTTTTCGAATATTTGCGACATCTTGGTGAACTTTATTTTCAGCAGCGGCAATCAATGTACCATATTGCTTTCGATGGTCCTGTTCGAACTTCAGTAATGATTCATCATAGATTTTTTGAGCTTCAAGAGCTTTGGACTTAGCTTGTGATTCTGTTATTTCATTTGCAAGCAAAGCATTGCTTATCGTTATTCTTTCAGCCTCTAATGCCTTATCGAGTTCTTCCTTCTTCTTTACAAGAGCATCCTTGGCTACTTTTTTCGAAGTATCCTTAGCTTTCTTTTCATCATTGTCAACAGCAGCACCAATTGCTAATGCAGCTTTGTGTTGTTCATCCGCTAATTGTTCTTGAGTGGTTGAAGCTGTTTTACCGTACGCGACCCACGCATCTTTTCTCTTTTGAAGTTCTTCAAGCTCGGAACCTGTTGCGGTCTTCATTTGCTTATCAAGCGCGATGATGGCAACTATAGCTTTGTCCTGAGAATCTTTTGCGGTCTTTGTTTCATTCTCTTGAGCTTTCGAAAGGTCATCGAGAGCACTTTCATTCTTTTTTAATTGTGCTTCATAACTTTTTTTGGCTTCTTCTGTTTTCTTTGTTTGTTCTTCCGATTCTTTTTCTGCTTCTGTAGACTTGTTGGTGATACCAAGGAAATCTGTGACAGCAGAACCTACATTTTTGATTGTATCAATAGTCTTTGTAAACCATTCAATGACAGCCTGAATAGTTTCTTTCAATCCGGTCCATGCCTCAGACAATACACCAGTAACACCAGTAATTTCTCCAAGATATTCGATTGCGCCAACAATGACTTCATCAACAAACTTGATGACTTCAATAACACCCATAAAACCATCGACAAGCGTTGAAATTACAGGAACAATATAATTCGTAATGATATCGAATATTGGTTGAAGACCTTCCAAAACAAATGCTCCAGCTTTTTCAGTTATTTCTTCAAAGCTGTTTTTCATTCGATTGTAAGAACCAACAGAACCACCTGCAAGCTCTTCTTGAGACTTCATTGTTGCATTCAAGCTCTCATGAACGTGTTTCATGACTTCTGCTTGGTCTGCATTGCCCTTCATCTCAGGATATAGTTTTTGCAGAGGCATAATGTTGCCTTGTTCTGCTTTTGCGAGAGCATCAGCAGCAGCAGACATATCACCATGTGTTCGAGTAGATAATGCAGCAAGTTGTTTTAACTTTTCACCATGGTCATCAAGCACACCACCCATTGCTTGATATTGACCGGCAGCTTTTTCAAGTTCAATCTTGTTTACATTTTGAGTATCTGATATTTTGCGTGTTTGTTCTTCAAGAGCTTTGGTTGCTTTTTCGGCTTCTTCCATAGACTTCCCTTGATTGAGAAATCCCATGGTAATTTTTTCTTCACGCTCAGCTACTTCAAAACCAACAGCAGCCAGACCGCCCAAAGCAGCTACTACAGCCCCTATTGCTGCTCCCTCTGGACCAAGTTTGCCCAACATGTCTCCAAGGCCACTGGTGAAGCCCTGAACGCCTCCTGTGGCACCTTCTATCGTACCATGAAACTTCTCAATTCCTTCTGAAGCTTTTTCTCCTGCTTCATGAACACCTTCTCCTAAATGTTCTTTTGCATGTTGACCTACTTCATTAAAAATGGTCCCTATTTTATCTCCACTCTGTTGAATGTTAGATTCAACCTGTGACATCGACTGAGAAATATTGGAAGGAAGTACCCCAAAGCTCGTTTGAACGTCACCAAGACGACCTATAAGCCCTTGAATGGCACTATCATCTACTCCTACTTGTAAATTTACGTCATTTTCAGGCATTTTTTTATCTTGGGTCTAAAGGTCCAATAGGATTCACGTAGAAAGTATAAGTAAATGGTATAATCAAGTTTATATTGTTACTCACATCTTCGAGTTTGTAATATCCATTTACATCATACGGCAACGCATTCACAGTACCACCACTCAATCCTTCTGTTATTTCATAGTAAGCATAATTTCCGGATGTACTATAAGCATTCATATAAAGTCCGGCAAGTGGAAATGGAGTACCATTCAATGTTGAATTGGCTACCGTACTAGTTCCACCATTATACACGCTGAATTTTACCATTCCAACTGTTGCAGATGATAAACTCGCATTTGCAACAACATCAAATATGATATCGACTGGATTTCCAGAAATAAGATTCAAGAAATTTGCCTTCAAAGGGATTGTCGCAAAGCTATCGTAATTTGTGTTGAGTGCCATAGTATAAGTATGATTTTATCTTAGGATGATTGTAGTCTAATTGGTTCGTTTGTGACACTAATATTCAAAGGGCGTGATTCAATTCTTAAAATGATGGGATTGTGAACTCCTACAATGTTTATAGGACGACCGAGAGCAATCGACGTAACTGGCGTTGTCGTCGTAATAAGAAATCCAGTAATTGGTCGTTGACCCAATATATAAAGTCCGAGCATATTTTTAAGCTATACAATCGTCATAAAGAAGAATGATTTGAGTAGGATTTAATATCGAAGATACTTTGAAAAATGGATTTGATAAGCCCATAAAAAGTCCGGGACAACCTTCTCTGCTGTTTTGCCAAATGTATTGAACGTCATTTGCAGACAATACTTTTCTATATACTCGAACGTCATCAACTTGACCAAAAAAGCGTCGATGCGTAGCTCCAGCATTATCACCCATCATCAGGTTTCCCGGTAATGTTCCTGTTGGAGAAGTATTGGTTACAGTAGTAAGTGAATCTGCAATTCCATCAACATATAATTTAATTCCGGATGCGTTTGTACCATCAAATGTGGCAGCAATATGATGCCATGCTCCATCATTTACAGCTAATGTTCCTCTTACATTGTAACCTGTTGTAGCAGTAGAATTCAATATTGCTAATGTAACAGATTGATTGGCACTTGCTACTCCAAAAATCCAACCACCAGAAGTGTTTGAATTGTAATCTCCAATTACTACACCAGTAGGCGAAAATGTATGAGAAGTATTAATCCATGCGCAAACACTCCAAGGATTGCTTGCAATTGTTCCGCCTTTGTTCGCAAAATTGAGGTCTTGATTTACAACGTTACAAGTGTTTGTTCCATCTATTGAAATGCTGCCATATCCATTTGGTGAAGCTTTTAAGGAAAATCCCTGAGTTGGACTTTGTGTTGTTGATGTTAACAAAAAATGCGAGTTGTGAATTAAATCAAGAAATTTAGCACCACCAAAGTTTAGATGAGGTAATACTTTCCACCACCAATCAGGACATAATGGATGTGCCCTGTTAACAAGAAGATTTCTTAATGATGTTACATTATTGAGCATGTTATATTGATGTCATATAAACAGGTTTGTAGGTCCATGTATTACCAGATGATGCAAATGCTTGCCCAGAATTATGGACAATAAACAATCCAAATATATTTGGGCATATACCACCAAATACAGTTGACACAGATTTTCCTCGAAATGCGTTTACTTGTGATGTTGTAGCCGCAACAAGTGTAGAAGCAAAAGGAGCAAGACCGGATACAAGAATATTTGATGTTGTGATGGTCTTCGTCGCATCAGTACCTAAAATAGTGTCTGGGAATGTTGGAGTATCATCGTAAGCATTGTAAAGATAGACATCAATTTCCTTGTTGGCTGTAGGAGCAGCGCCTGTATTGTTCTTACAAAATCCTGATATTTCGAAATCTAAATACAGATTAGTTGTGTTGTCTGCGGATAATGAACAAGCGCCAGCCAATAGATTGGTATCACTTGCTAATGAATTCAATGATGTATAAGTGAATGCCACAGAAGCAGCATAAGCCATTTTAATGTTAGCATTATCCTTAAATTCCGGATGTTCCAACCACCAAGGCGCTGAATCCATTTTAGAAATAGCTTTTTCTTCCTTGCTTCCAACAAATCCTTTTGGAATAATTCTTTCTTGAGAATAATATTCTATTTCACAGGACGGTTTGAGATGTTTGTACTTAAACTCATTCATCTCTTGAATCATGTCTTGTGGATTAGGTTCGCTCTCGTGTTTTACTCGGCACGTTAAACATGCAGCAGTAAACTTCATTTTTATGTTCTCAATCATTTTTATTGTGTTAGTTGTTTCGAGCTTCCCCGATTTGTTGTTCTGTTACAATTGTATTTGCTCCAAATATTGATTCAGCAATACTGCAATTTTCTTTTGTCCATACAGCGGTTATTTGGTCTGTAGTAATCAAACCATCTTCAACGGCTGAATCAAATGCCATCAAATCAGTATGTTTCAAATTTTCTTCTGCGCCTGCCAACAATGTTGTTAATGGACCTAATATTGGAATCCATTTTTGTTGAATGTTTAATGGGGCATTAATCAATCCAAGAATAACATCTTGAGCTAATATTAATACATTCGCTTTCTTTGCAGTCAATAAAGAAATAGTAATATTTGCAGGAAGATTAATAGCAATAGCTATTTCTTTATCTGACAAATTTCTATATTGTTCTTTGGAAATTTCTTCTTTTAATATTGACATATTAAGGAATCGTATAGTCTACTTGAATTGCTACTTGTTGTGGTGTTCCGGTCAGCGAAATTAATTGTACTTCAAGCTTGTCACCAATGGAATAAGATGTGTTTTGTACTGTTCCTCCATCTATCCACGTATCAGCAGTTGTTACATCTAAGTTTGTTGCAAGATGAGATAGTGTCCCATTTTTTCTTGCATTAATTGTAGCTCCTGTTGACGACGCACTGTAACCTCTTACGTTTGTTACTGTTGAAGCTACACCTGCTCTCCATACAATAACATTGACAGGTGCAACTGGAGATAAAACGTCAGCACCACGAGCGAAAACGTTTATAGTAGTTCGACCTGATATACCACTCCAACCACTCTGAAAGTTACCGCTTACACCGGACCAGCCGCTTTGGAAATTACCAGATATTCCAGACCATCCACTTTGAAAATTGCCGCTGATACCACTCCAACCACTATTACCACTGATACCTGATGTTCCATTTACTCCGATAGTACCATTTGTACCGCTTATGCCTGACCAACCGCTTTGAAAATTACCACTGATACCACTCCAGCCGGATTGAAAGTTTCCTGATATACCGCTCCAGCCACTCTGAAAATTGCCAGAGATTCCGGACCATCCACTTTGGAAGTTGCCACTGATACCACTCCAACCTGAATTTCCAGAGATACCGGATGTCGATACTCCTCCAATAGCCCCACTAATTCCAGATGTTGAATTGCCACTAATACCGCTCCAACCACTATTGCCGCTTATGCCAGACCAACCGCTTTGGAAGTTGCCTGAAATTCCAGACCATCCACTTTGAAAATTACCACTGATACCAGACCAACCGGATTGAAAATTACCAGATATGCCGCTCCAACCGCTGTTACCAGAAATACCGGATGTCGATACTCCACCAATAGCTCCAGAGATGCCTGATGTTCCTTGACCGCTTATGCCAGACCAACCGCTGTTACCACTAATGCCGGAACGACCCGAATTCCCGGATATACCGCTCCAGCCGGATTGAAAGTTTCCTGATATGCCTGACCATCCACTCTGAAAGTTTCCACTAATACCGCTCCAACCTGATTGGAAGGTACCTGAAATTCCAGACCATCCGGAATCCGCTTTGCCGCTAACGCCCGACCAACCTGAATTGCCAGATACGCCGCTCCAACCGCTCGTGCCTAAGTTACCACTAATACCACTCCATCCGCTTTGAAAATTACCACTGATACCAGATGTTCCTTGACCACTTATCCCTGACCAACCACTATTGCCGATTGAAGGAGCAGCAGAAGTCCAAACACCTCCAACACTTGTCAATACATTATTTGCCGAACCGGGAGTTACACCAGTAACACTTGTGCCAGTCCATGTTAAAACGCTATTAGAAGCACTATTGTAAATGTCAACTATTTCTTGTGCAAGAAAAGACGGAATATCAATTCCAATGTTGTAAGTATCTGAAGCTAAATTCAATGGAACGAGAGTTCCTGAAGAATTGGCTTTGACCGTTGTTCTTGTAATTGAATTTGCCCCAGTATTATATGTTGCGATACCAGTTTCCCAAACATTGGTTGTACTTCCGACAATGAAATAAGGAGTTTGTTGTCCATTCGTTAATTTGCTGCCAAAAGTTTGAAATGATGCAACAGCACCAGCAAGAACCATATTTCCTGTTCCAGTGCTCGTTGAAATTTCAAGAACTCGGTCGAAAATTAAGATAGCCATTTTGTTATTTCTTCAATGATTTTGACGATGCCATTGTATGCTACATACGCACCTACTATACCTACAATCAATTTGTAAACCTTTGAAACTTTAAAGGATTCATCAATGGACACAATCATTTTCAAAAAATATTGTTTGATTTGTCTTCGACGTTTCAATCCTTGTAACAATAAATTCTGTTCATTCACCGTATCCGTCACAGTGATAACATTCTTTTTTACAGCCCTAACATCTTCACTGATATGCGTCAAAGCTTGTGGCAATGGTTTGGACACAGGAAACTCTTGACCATTATAAACCATTACCGGATAAGTATTCAATGCTTGGTGTATTGATGAAATAAAGTTTTCTTGTTCTAATTGTTCCATATTTAGTTTAATTTCATATTCACTTTGATACAATAATTACAAATTTGTTTTGGGAAGGTACAAAATGAAAAAGCCTCCAAAAGGAGGCTTAGTTCATGTATTTGCAGGTCATCAAGGCTGATAGACACTTCGAGTAAATGTAATAGTATTGCCAGAGAACGCGATATTTGTGTTTACGCCATTCGGGTCATACGCTATTTTACCTTTTAATTTGAAAGGTATTGTGGCACTGGAATCACTCAAATCTGGTGAACCAACAAAGGACAAAGAATTGACAAAGTTGAATGTAATTCCATTCCAACATACAACACTTACCGTAAAATCAGAATTGCGAGTTCCGGTAAAATATTGCTGGTCGAAATAACGCCCCTGTAATGCCTTACCATCAATTTCTACTTCAATGAATTTACACAATGGTTGTTCACGAGTTGTTTTGGTAGGAGCAATACTCTTGAATGAAAGTTTTGTATCTTCTGAGACTAAACCAATATTCGTCCCAGAAAGAGTCAATGAATTAATGCCCGGAATTCCATAAGCAGCTTGAGAATAAGAAGAACCAGATAATCCAACAGTTGCCGTTCCAGCTACAGCCGTATTTGCAATTGTAGAAGTCGTATTTCCAAGCAACCAATCGTATTCAACTGGATGCATCTTGCCGCTCAATGTGACTTTGTTTGTAATGTCCTTCGTGGAAAGAACATAATTCCATTCCATTCCCAATAAAACAGAACCGCTTGCAGTTGTTGCGCTTCCAAATGGATTAGCGGAAGAATTGTCAGTGAAATTGTAGATGTCGCCAGCAGCAATCTTTGGAGCACATTGAACAAGCTGCTTGGATAGATAATACATGTTGGCAAATGATGGAGCATCTGTCTGCCAAAGGTCCAATTCAAGTTTAACCATCATTCCATCTGTCTGCTCTTTACCAGCAGCATCAACACGAGTGACACCTTGGATTTGCAAATGAGCATCTTTACGAATACCAAAAACTCCGGCTTGTCCGGTTGTAGAAGCTGTTGCACTATACGCGAATCCTGCTACAGCATAAGGAATTGTTGTATATTGCGGAATGAGTACATCGAAATAATTGTTTCCGTTTAAAGGCATGATTCGTTAAATTAAAGGTTGTAATTTGATACTTTCCATTTTGCACCTGCAATTACTTCTGCCTCAGTGCTTACTACTACGTTTTGAAAGAGATTTACTGCTTTCCAATAAATCTGAGAATCGAACTTTTCCAAATCGTAAACCGCATAGGGTTCAGTAGGAATTTTTGGTATCTTTACCACAGATGGAATTTGTGCAATCGGCTTCACGTCAATTGCAATATTTTTTTCTGTTGTATCAATAGCGATATTCTTTTCGTTTTCCATATTATAATTATCTCTGAGTTTTGGCTTTTACCTCTTTTTCGAATTCCTCAAGAGTCTTGCCACTATTTATCCATTCCGAAATCTGCTCGGAATATTGTTCCGGTGTCAATTTTGAAGCAACAGCATGAATTTCAAGCTCTCTTTGAGTCTTTTTGTTGTACATTGAAAGTAATTGTGTTGTATTCATATTTTACATCATAATCCAAGGATTTGGAGTTGTTATTGAACGTGAATAATCACTGACCGTGCTAGAACCGTCTACACTGATTTCTAAAAGAGGAAAATATTTCTTGAATGAAGCATCTTTCTTTTCTTCGTAACGCTCATTAAGTTTAATGAAAAATGGGTTGACATCAAAACCTACTCTGTCAGCCAATGTTCCATCTTCAGACATTAACCAAAGAGTATAATCAACTCCTACATTTCGAAATACACCGGGATTGCCTTGTGAATCATAACCAATGTTCAATATATTATCCATGACTGATGTTGCAAGCCACTTAACCCATGTTGGTAGATTTATATTGGTCGATGTATTGATGTATAAAAACCAACCTTGTGTGTCAACACAAATATCACCAATTTGAGCTACACCAGCACCAATTGCAGTTGAACCAGAACCCGGAGTTCCATAAGCAGAAAATGTTCTCGGATGTAAGTTGAGTCCGCTATTGAAAAGCCAGAATGCCAAATCGAATAATGAACCAACCTCTAAAATAGAACCAACAGGAAGTCCCGCTATTTGAGATATTTGTTGAAGGTCTCGCGAAATACTTTGTTTCGTATTATCAACTTGATATCTCTTGTAATTCAACCATTGATTTACGGTTTCAGGAATCTTAGTTTTGAAAATCAAAGCCAAATCATCGTAGATATAATCTTTTGCTAATGAAATTTTACCTTTAATGATAGTCTCAAGTTCCAATTCTTTATTTATATTAGCAGAAAAACGCAAAGGTACATTGACCGAAGTTATTCGGTCCTTAACATCTTTAACCGTGTTAATTATTTGGTCTTTCCAGAGTGTGTTTGCCATAATTTGTTTATGAATGCAACTTTATTGCTATCATAAGTATCCAAATAAAAAGGAGAGCAACAAAAATGTCACTCTCCTTCGTGTGTGGATTTTGGTTATAGAAAATCTATCTATTAGAGTTGAATCCATCCAACAGTAGCACCTGCATCTGTTGCAGTTACAACGCCCAATTCTGGATTTCCAAGAGATGCGATAGCGCAGACCGAAGCTGTTCCAGAAGCCTGACTTCCAGAGAGAGATAAGTAACGGTCATCATATCCACCAGATTGAGAAATATTCCAAACAGCAAGACCATTAGCAGATGCGCTAAATGTAATCTTCGATGATGGGATAGCAACCCAAGGACCAGTTGCACCGTCAGATTGCATTATCTGATATGACGTTGTAGCAGGAGTCGTGTTCGATTGAACGTCCAAAGCAAAATTTACGAAATTAAAGCCTAGCGTATCAACAGACCCAGTTAAAGTAGCAGCACCATTTGCAACCTGTGGTGCAATGACGTTTACTTGTTTGATATTTGCATTAAATTGCATTGTAGTTCTTTTGTTAAAATTTGTTAGTCAATGGCTCCGGATTCCCCGGAGCCTTATTTTAAGTTTTTAGTTTATGTTACGCTGCAGACTTCAATGCGCACAATGGACCCGGAATAAGTGTCGAGTTGTCACCGGCATAGATTGAAAGGGTATGCGGGTTGATGTCGAAACGCTCGATACCACGAACCAATGTTTGGTTCTGAACGAATGCGTTCTGCGCTTCCGTGCTGGATGCAAGAGCAATCTCTGCTCGTTGACCGAGAGATACTGCCAAATCCATCGTTCCGAAATAACATACATTCTGTGCTGTACCAGCAGCAGTCGGCATAGCCTGTGTGAAGACAACTGGGAAGCCCATAAATCGAGCATTATATCCCTGAATAGCAAGATTGTCATCCGCTAAGTTGTCAAGTCTATTTCCACCAGCAGTAGCAGCAAGTCTAAGCATTGCAGCACCGAAGAACTGCTTCGAGCAGAAGAATGCTTCATTTGCACCCGGAAGTGGAGTCGTCTTACCGATAAGATTGGTGAAATCACCAATGACAAACTTCGTCCAATCGGTTGAAGTACCACTTGTTGCAGTCACAACACCAGTGGTGTCAGCAGCAAATCCGGAAGCTAGACCCTTGATTCCACCGTATGTGGAAGTTCCATCTCCACTGATAAGAGCAATATCTTCCTGATAGCTCATGTTGTAAATCAACTCTGCGAAGATATAATCAGCAATGTTGATAAGAGAATCTTCACCAAGCTGATTACTATATGCAACCAAACCTGCCAATTGACGAGCATTCAACTCATAGTTTCCGTAAGTTGGGTCAGATTCAGTGAATGCCGAATTCTCATTGATGTAATAGGTATTAGAACCCAATACACGTTTCGGGAAAATAACCTTGTCGCTACCCATTGGAATGATTTTGCAGAAACGTCTTGCAACACCATAAGACTGACGATATGCAACGATGTACGACTCAAGTAATGCAGGAGTCAAATAAGCACCAGCTTGGTTGACAGATTCGCCCAAAGCTCTCTGTTCTCCCGGAGCAGTGATTCCCAATTGGAGGTCTTCCATGGAAACACCAAAATATTCCTTGACTTTATCTGCATACTGAGCGCGAGTACGTGCTGCAGGATGAATAAGAGCCATGATGAATTCTCCAGCATGCATTGCATCTCTCTTTGCTTCGAACGTTCCACCAAAAATCTTCGAAGGAGAAAGAACCTTCTGACGTGCCAACATTTGCTGTTCGCCAAGAGGAAGCATTGCACTGTTCGCAATATTTGTCTTAATTGAAGATTGGGTGCGAATCTCTTCCTCTACAGTAGCATAAGAAGCCTTCAAAAATCCAATGTCCTTTGTCATGCTTTCTGCATATTTCTTCACCTCTGGAGCCATCGCTGTTCCGCGAGGATAAGAAGCCATGAGTGCTTTGAACTCATTTTCTTTTTCAGTCAATCGGACACCGATTGAAGTTAAATTTGCGTGTGTTGCCATTTTTTTTAATTTAGATTTCTTTGTTCTTGTTGCTAATTTCCTTAAGCATGTTGTAAATGTCATCCATGCTTCTCTTATCTTTTCCCTTTGGTTCGTCACCATCTGGCTCTTCGTGAGCATCATCTTCCTCACGCTGTTCCGAGTCATTAAGCTTGTCAATAGTGTCGCGCATTTCTTTCATGGACTTCTTCATGTCCTTCGCGTCCTTCATGGACTTCTTCAAATCATCCATGTGGTCCGAAAGCTTGTCCATGTGGTCATCATGCATGCCATCAAGCTTATCGAGGTGAGCAGACAACTTGTCGTATGTGTCCTTGCTCAATTTCTTTGCTACTCTAATTTCCATGTTCTTACCGTTCAATTCAGTTTTTTTCGTCAATTTGACTTCGGAGTTCTTAGTATAATTATGCTCCATTTTTTCAAAACGTACTTCTTCCATCACCGATTGAATATTTGATGGAATTACAGTTGGAGAAACTTCTGTCACAATCACCTCAGTAAGCAATCGAACACAAGGCAAATCAGCAACTTGTTCTAAAACTTGGGCGAGTTTATTCGATGGAATATATTTGGGAAGTTCAATATCATAATCCTTTTGATAAATCCAAATGTCTGTTCCGGCTGGAATTTCAAATCCAATAGACATTCCATTACTGATACCAGCAGCTTGACGCTCCAACATCTTCTGACGAGCAGCTTGTGATTTAGGGTCACTATGAAAATTTCCCTCAACCCACAAACCATAATCATCTTCAACTGCTTGAGTATAATACCCCAATATATTGTGATAGGTCGGAGTACAATTGTCTGAAACACCATGAGTATCAGGAGCACAATTGTTCAATAAGAAGGAAGGAATGCTGTTGAGATAGCAACCATCAAGCATCAATGTACCATGTGAATCCACATTGTATTTTGTGTTTGCGTATCCGGACCATGTTCCAGCACCAGATTCGTCAATGCGAATTTCAGAATTTGTTGAGATGATGAGTTTTTCCATAATGTAATTACAATTTGTTTTATTCTGGTGTTGATGTTGCTGGTTTTGCATTTTCGGAGAAATATTTTCCGCCCTTATCTGTATCATCAAGAGACAATCCCAATCCTTCTCTACATTCATTCAATGTGCAACCACCTTTATTGTATTTGTCCAGCCAACGGTCTTGTTGTAAATCAACTCCATCATGCAATTCGTCGATATTACTCAAATCGAATCCAATAATATATTGACGGCTTGTTTCCAATTGATTTTCCGGACGTTGGAAGAATTTCGTTAATGTCTTTGCATAAAATCCCCATGTTCGCTCAAGCGTCTTATAAAATTGTTTAATGGCTTGTTCAAAATTTGTATATGTCTTCATATCAGCCGAAGCAAGCCACGAAAGAATTTGGAGAGGTATTTCAAGTTCTTGTGCGACTCTCGTTTCCGGTAGCTTCGACAATTCATTTGAATTATAATCTCCAAGGTTATTCGTCAATTGCTGAACTGTTGAACCATAATTCAAAAGAGCGGCACGACTTCTATTCTTACTCCCAAATCTCAATTGAATCATTTCAGCCAATAAATTTGCGTTATTAGCATCTAAGTGTTGGTCAGGACCGGTTGTAACAATGTATGAAGGAGCAATACCCTGTTGAGATATCGCCAATTGCATTTCAACTCTTTGATTGTCACAATCTATTTCACGAGCTACAGAAGCAAGTGGCCCCGGATTTCTCATGTAATTTTTTGGGTCGTAAGAATGCCAAGGAAATCTTATTATTTCAGACTTAGGAATTTCTTTTATGAATCCTTGACCATTATCGAACTTGTAATGGTCGAGCCATTGGTCGTCACCATTGATAGGTGTGATATGAGCAGCAGTATATGGAGCTAATTGCTCAATCATGTTTCTATTACCACGAGAAATATAAAGATAGCTGCATCCACCAAGAATTCTAAATTCCTCTAACATGTGTATGATGTTGTCGAAACTGAAATCCGGAACAGGGTCATTAAGCAATCGGTATAAAGGAATGTTTATTGATTCTTCATAAGAAATTGGAGTCTTTGGGTCTTTTACATCATAAAGACAAATTGGCGCACGACTTAAAGCATTTGCACGCATATCAACAAGCGAACGCACAAGGCTTGATACCTTATATCCTTCCTCGTAGAACGAATTTATTGACAAATCTCTAACTTGATTCGTCAAATAGTTTTGGGGTTGAAGCGGTAATTGACTTCTATTGTCAGTCGGAGCCTTTGCTCTTAAAATCAATGGGTTGATAGTTTGCATGTTTTGAAATATTCTTCTATCATAATTAGAGATTCAAATTGTCGATTTACATTTTTCGCATTTGCATTTATGAAACTGTATTTAACTCAGAAGACAAGTTACTAATTGAACAATCATAAAACAGACTATGAAACAAACAAGAAATATCGCACGAAACGAAATAACAATTGAAGGTAAGTTAGCTTATATCCATATTGAATCTCCAACATTTGGGCATAAAGTCGCCATTATTGACGCAGAAGATGTCGATAAAATAAAGAATCATCGTTGGGCGTATCAACGACTTGGATATATTACAACAAACGTTCCATCATCTAAACCGGGAAGACGCTATGATTGTCTTTATCTACACAAACTAATCATACCGTCTGAATTTGTTGTAGACCATAAAAATCGCAATCCAAGCGATTGTAGAAAAGAGAATCTAAGACACGGAAGAAATGAGCGTGAATCGCGATGCATCAACAACAACAATCGAACAGTCAATAAAAATAGTGCAATGCAAATCAAAGGAATAAAACAAAGGTCGAGAAATTCCATTGAAGGCAGAGCAAGAACATACGATGAAAATCACAAGGTAATCGCTATGTTCACGAAGACAGGAGCAAATGTCTATATGATTGTTGTAGCCCTCAATAAATGGCGTACGGAAAATTCAATTGGATATGTTCCGATGACGCCAAAAGAAATGGTTGAAGCTACACATTGGATTAAGAATCAAATGCGCTTAACTGCTTGAACAGTTTTATCGGAAGAATAAAGCAAAGAAGGCAAGTGTAAATGTACCTAATAAAAACCAATTTAATACATTCACAAACTTCTGATACACGTTATCTTCAGGCTGTCCCTTAACAAGGACAGCCTTTGTGTTTATTTCAATTTGCTTTTGAATTGCCAACACATTGATTCTACCTAGTAAAAGAATTCCAATGAATACAACTGCAAAAAGAAATGCTGATAATAAACCATGTTGAATCCACGATGAAATGAATCCAATTATAGTAAACGCACTTGTTCTCCATGAATAACTTGATTCTTCATTTGTCTCTTGCTCAATCAATGGAGCGTTAGCCTGTTCAATCGCTTGTAATTGGTCTTTTGTTAATTGTGGTTCCATAATCAATGAAATGTTGGGTCTGTAAATGGGTTCCATTTTTTCTTAGGCTGCTCTTTTGCGTTTTGAGCAACAACATCTTCTAAGAATTGAATGTTGAATGGTTCTTTGCTTCCTCTATTCCAAGCTCCTACCATAGAATCTAATCTATCATCATGAGGTCCGACAAACATATTTCCTTCATAACGAAGAAGTGAACATTCATCGAAGAATTTTTTTATCCAATCTGTCTTATTCATCCCTTCGTAGAATGAAATTCTAAATCCTTCTGCAGCAGCAAGGAATGAATCTTTTTGTCCGGATGCCCTGTCAAACTTCGATGTTCTAACTTTATCTATTTTGATTGGAATTTGCGCATTCAACATTTCATCACGAATTTCATTTACGGTTTGAACTCCCAATCCAATACCAGCTTCAACATAAACAGAAACACCATTGAACATTTCACACATCTCTTTTGAAAGAGATAACATTCTAACGTTTCTGTTCTTTGGACTAAATTGAAATCCTTCTTGATATATCACAATGCCTTTTCCATCGACTGTCTTTCCCATAAGAGTTCCAACAGTCGAGTCTGCTGTTGGATTATCACTTCCTCCAACGTCCCAATATAATACTAACGTTATAAATTGAGGTAATACATGAGTTCGAACAAACCATTCTTCTTTGATGACAGAACCTTTTCGTATTCGAGGACTCTGTTGATATAATGCAGCAATCAAATAAGGGTCAAAGCCTTCTATAGTCTTAGCATTGAATCGTTCTGGCCAAAGAAATTCTCCCTTTTTTCTATATTCGAAAGGAGCGTTTTCATCTTCACATTCAAATGGGAATGTAACTACTGTCCATTCGTCTTTATCCGGACCTTCTAATATTCGCCCAATCAAATCTCTTGGATGCCATCGAGTTCCCATAACAAGAACTCTGGCTTTACCAGAACGTCTGGTTAAAAACGCTCCTTGATACTTCGACCATAATGTTTCTTGGTCCTTTGTACTATTAGCATCTTCTGAACCTTTGTGAGCGTCATCAATTAGACCAAATGTGAAACCTTTTCCTGTCATCACACCATCAAATCCGGCGCAATGATATTTTCCACCTTTACCAGATTCATCTGATGATACAATATCAAATTCTTTTTCTGTCTTCTTGAATCCGTGTCCTAATTTTGTTAATGGAAATATTTGTTTATATTCTGGTGAGTCAATTATTTGTTGTACGTCACGAGACATGCCAGCAGCAAGGTCAGCACCATAAGAAACAAACATTACTTCATCACCACGATATTTGCCAAAAATATAGGCAGGAAGATAACGAGAAACTATTTCAGATTTTCCATGACGAGGAGGCATTGAAATAATCAGCTTACTATTTGGATTCAACATCCACTTTTCACACTGTTCAATGATGATTCTATGAAACTGTTTTAATTCATAGTTCGGATGAAGATGCTGAATGAATGCGAGAAAACTTTTGCTAGCTTCAATGCGACTTTTGTATAATTGAATCGCTCTGTTTTTTACATCAGATGATACCATCGGTATTTTTTATTTTGTCATCATCGAGAAGCTTTATTTCATCACGGAAAAATGTTCGAATGTTGTCTTTCAACTCTTTCATTAGTTCTTCTTTTTGATTGTTGAATTGAATCTCCACCAAGTCTCTTAATTCAGAAGCAATATATTCTGCTATCTCTTCATCGAGGAACGCAACGATTTCTGTTGCAATGAACTCTGTGACTTTGTCTACGACTTTGTTGTATCTGTAATCCTTCTTCATTCTTTTCCCTCATTCAAAAGATTTTTGTCGTCACCCAAAAGAATTTCGAGTTCTTGTTGGGACATTTGTTCGATAGGTTTGTAAACCTGCAATGATGCGTCAATCTTTTTTGGTTCTGCTAATCCAAGCAATTCAATAAGTTGTTTCTGAATTGCTAACGCCGTCTTAAGTTGTCCTCTCTTTATTGCTTCTTCCATCCAATTCTCCATTCTGCGAATCGCTGCAGTACGTTGATAAATGATATCGGTATCTGTTAATTCTTTCAACGTCTCTTTCGCTTCATCCACAATCTTCTTAGCATTGTATGATGATATGTTAAACTCTTCCATCGTGCGTTTGACAATGCCTCTGATAGCTTCACCATTAGCTAATTGGTCCGCAACAAATGAACGGATTAGTTCTCGTTCATTAGCAGGTAGTTTAATGCTTGGAGCTTTTGTTCTTTTAACTCGTAGTTCTTCACGCTTGGCAAGCATCTTATAATACCAGATTCCTTTTTGTCTATGATGAGGTTCGAGTTTAGTAATGCCCTCTTCTCTTGCAAGAGCTTCTGGTTCTATCTCTTCCATGTTAGCTTCGTGTGGTCTTGACATATTATGATGATGCTAATGTTAATTCTTCTGCAGTGAGATTGTGCTTGACTATTACAGGCACACTTAGTTTCGACATTGAATAATCAGATGCTGGTGTTATATTCTTTCCATCATAATGCGCATCATGTGTTAGAATCCAAGTGTTTGGTGCATCTATCTTAAACCATGATTCATAATTGAATCCAGCGTTATCACCAAATACATTGTACTTCAAAGAGCTTAATATGACTTTGAAATAATTGTCTCGCAGTATTGTAAAGGTATCGCTTGGAAAATCAATATTAAAAATAAAGTATAGGTCCACATTTACATTATCGAATAACGTCACAGCCTGTTGATTATTGTTAGCAAAGACTGGCGTATAATCAATTCTACATTCTGGACATTCAATAGAATTCGGTAGTATGTCTGTAGCATGTGATACGTCCTGCCAAGTCTGTACACTAATACATAATGGTTTCGGTGTTTCACTATCATCGACAATACTTTTCAACTTCGGAATCATCCTATTGTTGATGAAGAGTTGCAATGATGATTGTGTTGATGAAGAGAATGTGAAGTTTTCTAAGACCATAAGATTATGTTGTTTATATACTGTAATTATGATTGACAAAAAGGTGCCGCTTATTTTGTAAGTAGTTGTCTAACATTGCAAATACTGATAAGTCAAACATATCATTGACAGTATCTGTTGAAACAAACATATTGAACATAAAAGAAGAGGTCGGATATGTTTCCAATTACTTGGAGATTATTCCGACCTCTTCCCAGACAATAGATATACCACAGAAACAATCTTCAAATTCTCAGCTTAGCATAGATAAAGTTCCGCACTGCATCGACCATTCTTTGGCGTACTTGTGGACCTATGCCCATAAACTTACGATACTTCTGATTGCCTTGAGCCTTCAATTGCTGGTCACTGCCAACACTTATCGTAGTTATAATGCCTTGCTTCGATGATACTAAGCTATCTAACATCTCTCCTGTCACACGTAAATCAGGTTCTGTGCCTAATCCCATCTTCAATTTCTTCTTCTTATATCCACTCGTGTAAGCTTTGAAATAACTGTTATGATAATCTAAATGAGATGCAGTGTTGTCCTTAATAGCCTGTACTGCGATGTCCCTAACTATATCATTCAACACAGACGATTTGATTGAAGTCAATTGAGCAATCTTTTTCTCCAATCCTCCTAAAGATGTTTTTACTTCAATCAGTCCCATATCAATTCCCTTCAAACGCTTGCCAAGTTGCCTGATGATACAAACGAGGAGTTATGTAATCGTATAGAATATCTAGCAAGACTTTATAAGCTTCGATTGGTAATGGCAAGGAAAAAGCAGTCATGTAATTCCATTTGAAGCTTTCAAAATTGCTTGCACATCGTTTCGAACCTTTCACAGTAGTGTATGATACGAGAACTTTGCAAGAGTCCTTTGCAACAATCAAACCATATTCTGGTGTCGTATCCAATCCTTCACAATATAAACATTGCTTTTTATCATTGTGAATGCAGCCGCACCATGCAAACAATAATTCGGAATTGCTTTCAATACTTTGCAGTGCATTGGATAACCATTCTAATACTGCATCTTCATTAGCAAACCCGTATATCTTCGCATTGTCTGTTTTCATTATTAATTATCAAAGTTGTAAAGGCTTTCGTGCCTTCATAATAACTATCACCTTAACAACTTATGTGAAGCAATTGTAAAAATGCAAAGACTTGAAAGTGATTCCGAAGAATTCAAAAAGGTTCCAAGAAAATTCGAGAGACGCTATCAAACAATTAGCGATGATGAATAGTTCCAGACATTCAAAATGACATAAAGTATAAAGCAGAAAAATATATAGCGGCTACGCACAAAAACAATAAAATGTAAACGAAAAGTATAAAAAGTATAAAAAAATTGAAGGTTCTTGGCAATTTTGGCGGTTATTCTGCCACTCTGTCATGACAAATTGACATAGGTTATATTGTACTGCGAATTCATTAAACCGTATTTAATATATGAAAACTATATTAGCACTCTTCTTTCTTCTCGTCAGTCCTATCATTGTAAACGCCCAATCAAGCGCATGGACAGCAGAAGTTATCAATGTAGCTCATGCAACTGAGGTGAAATATCATTTACCTCACGGGATTGCAGCAGCCTTTAATCTACAGGAAAACTCCGGTCGTATTATTACTGCTTTTCCAAGAGTAGAATCTGGCTTCTTTAATATTGGTGAGAGACACTACAAATTAGTATTCGACATGACAACAAAGTTTTTCAAAGACAATCCGGAACTAATAGATTCTATACCATTTGATGTCGAGAGATTTCAGGAAGCAAGCTCATGGGGTCCATTTCAATTGCTCGGAACAAACATTAGAGCATTAGGTTGTAAAAAGAAATTCTTGAGCGAAATTACATGGAAAGAACATTTCGAATTGTGGGGCAAATTCTTCGCTGGCTATCTCAAACAATATAAGACGCTCAACAGGGCTATTTCAATGTACAATGGTCCTAAAGCGCCTGTAAGCTACCTTAAAAACGTTCTCAGATGGCAGTCTCAATATTCTTGGTAATCATCGTATACTCCATATTTTAACATTCAAGATTTAGAACGGTTTAGTTGCCAAATTAACTCCGTTCTTTCTTCGTTTTTGCATTGTTTTTCTTAATGGTAAACCAAGTTTCTTGATTTCATTTACAACATTTTCATCTCGGGCTTTGACTGCCTTTATGATTTTGCTAATTGGTTCTCCGGAATTATACATCGAAATAATTGTGTTGTCCTCATCAATTGTGAATTCACGTTCTCTCCATCTTTTTTGAGGGCGATTTGGTAAATCAAGAGTCTCCAAATGAGATTTAAGAGATTCATTTGAACAACAAAGAACAATAGCCATGGAAACAATACTATCGCCTTCAACCCACATCTTATGGATTAAATTGTCTTCTTCACTTGTGAATTTGCGAGGTTTTCTGTTACTGCTCATTGAACTGGAACTGGTAAAGATTGTTCTAACATCAAATATTTCTGGTCTGCTGAAAGTTCTTTCTTTAGATATTGACGAAGATATGTTGTAAATTCCTTGACAGCCTCTTCTTCAACTTCAAATGGCTTCGTTATAGGAGATACGTAATTTTTAATAGGTTTTAGTGGTAATGGTTTGAATGACATAGTTATTTTCTTTTATTTCGTTTAGAACGTGCTATTGCTTTCATTTGTCTCTCTTTTTTCTCCGCAGTCTCTATTTTTTCTTTAATTTTTGCAGCCTTGACAGATTGTCTGGGCTTCCAAGTTATAATCCAATCCAAATTATTTGTTGGCTTTGCGCTTTGGGCGCAGCCAACATTTTCTTTAAGAATGGGAGTTTGTGAAATATTGTGTTTTTGAGTTGCAATCGTCGATTCTACATCATAATGAATACTAAAGTTTGCTGAACTGTAACTCTCTTCCCCCTTCTTAATTTCCTTTGGCGTTGCCGCCACAAGCGGCAAAACGCCTAAACCTTTTACGTCATCGAAAGCATTGGGCGCAACTTTTTCCTCTTTAATTTTCACATCAAATCCAATTAATTCTTTAATATCACGTTCCAGCATTGAAGCTAAATCAGATGTTTGACAATAAAATCCATCATGAACCAAACCATATTTTTCTTTTATCTGTTCTAATCGCATCAAAACAACCGCCATTGTTTTGCGCTCTAAAGCAAAATAAAGTGCTGAATGTTGTTCGCTTGGACTTCCTTTTTTATCGTATGCGTTGTTAGCAACAAATGTTTCATGCCGTAAATCAAATTCATTTTGAAGCGCAATAATAATAGGATTGTTTTTTAGCAGCATTGCCGTATGAAAATCCAAGTCAAGTTTTTTGTATCCTACTTTGGCACCATTGAATATTCCTGTATAAACTTTTTTTGCATGTTGGGAAGTCAAACCATATTTGTTAACCAACAAATCAATAAAAGGTTTTTTGTTGATTGAATATTCAATCGTCTTTTTTTGATTCAGGGAAGGATTGAACTTTAATGCATGTTGAGCCGTCAGCGTTGCAATCGCACTGACAATATCATAGTCGTAGATATCATCAAATCCAAAGTTTGAACGTTCAATATGAAAACGCATTATCTTTGGCATCATCACCATTGCGTTATAATAACGATTGTCTTTTATTGTGTAAACTCTTCCTCCTAATAAAATAGTATCTTCATTTTTTAAGGCTGCTGCATAACATTGTCTTTCATTTAATTCTTCAACATTTTTTGCAAACACTCGGCCTTTGTTCTTCAATGATTTGGATTGTTCTTGATACCAATTCAATAAAAAAGGCATGAATGGTCCCCAACCATATTTATAGCAATGACCTTTGCTATATTCCCAATCTTTTCTAGTCAGCAATGCTGCAAATAACAATTGACCAAAATATGTGTTTGAAAAAATTTCTCGAAGTCCAACTCTATTTTTTGTTGTTGGGTCGAGATATGACATTTGCAAAGGCTCGATTGAATTTTCTCCAACTTTGGATAAAACAAATTCTATTGCCTTCATTGTGGATAACTTGTTGACAACTATGCCATCCAACAAACAATTTGTATCATGTTGATTGAATCCTGTTTTTTGGATTCTTATATAGGTTTTATAAAAAAAACTATTGCTCTCTTTTGGAGCGATTGATTGAAAATACTCAGGAGTAATATCGGGTTTTGTCATCTCTTTAAATATGATTTGCTGGCATTCTAAATATGCTCCGGGCAGAAAAATCGCACAATAAGACAATCTAAATTTTATAGGTACCCAATAGGTTACGCGTTAAGTTATCTTCTATGACTGATACTTCAATTGGCTCATACTTATTTTGGTTAGTATTATCATCTCGAATATGTTTGACTGGCATTAAACATATAAAACCCCGAATCTCACCTCGGGGTTTTTCTTTTTAAATAACGTATTCACTTTCCAAGACAAACTCTTCAATCTTTTTTCTCCACATTTTCTTTTCTGATGGTGTTGGTGCTCCACTTCGTTGTGACTCCAAATATTGATAATGGACCTTTTTGGAGTCTACTTGATTCTTTGAGAAATATTCTTCGTGTTCACATTTATGTCCTTCACAAATGAATCTGACACAAACATAACAAAAAATATCTGCTTCTATATTGCATGTAAAACAAAGTGGGCGATTAGGATACATTGGCATAAGTGCGTTCAATATTTTGAGGGATATATTTAAGTTGTATCAAACACAAACCTATACAACTTTAATTCCCAATGTACAACCCACAATTACACCAAATCTGGAAACTCGGACCTTACGATTATTATGCTCCTAAAGTTTGCGGTGCTGGCAAGAGAGCACAGTATCAAGAAAACCTGATGCGCACTATTTTAGAATCTGCAAATGGTCCTAAAGTGCTGAAGATGGTAGCAGAACTTGCAATGGCTCGTAAAACAGTTCAACGAACGATTCCGGACCATCTGAAAGAAGAAGTAATGACAGAGGAAGTGTTAAACGAACGTTACGGCGAAGTTGTCAATGCGTTCATGATATCCAGCCAATATTCGTATGTTTTAGTATTACTCGAAACGCTTTTGACTCCTTGCGATGGTTCGCCTTCTGTCAAAGATGGTTTCGATTCAGCTACAGAATTCGAAGTCAAGGCAATCAATAATTTTTTTTTCGGCAATGGAACGAACAAGACAAAAAAAGAAACTACGTCTTCAATCGCTTCTCCAAAAAGAAACAAAGTGAAAGCAGAACAACAGCCAGTGATTATCTCCCCCAAGAATTCGGATATAGACAATTGATAATCAAAGCATGTAATGGTGACAATACCAAATATGCTACAATGGCAGAAATGTCACTGGATGAATTAGAATTGATGGTGATGATTAATAATGCTTCAACACTTCGAGCGATTGACGAAAACAAAAAAGATGAATAGGGCTGTCATGTACCAAGGCTGGCGAAGAATACTTGCAATATTCTTGTTTGGTGAGTTCGATTCTCACACGGTCCACAATTTGAAAACAAAATGACACATACAGAACGAAAACAATTAGAAGCTGAATTCTACAATAACACAGGTCTTATTGTAGACACTTACGAGAACGAACAGGCATTTTACAATTGGTATCATCAGACGAGAGTTCTTGATATTACTCGTTGTTATCAATGCAAAGACAAAAAGACCTATTTTTGTGAAGATTGTACGGAGAGGCATCAATGTTTCAAATGTACACCATTCAATGAAGTGAATGAATTACAATATAATGGTTACAATTTCGAATTGATTTCAACTGATAAATGCTGGAGGACAGAATAATGGGCGGACTTGTATTATGGAATGAAGAAGGTTATGGATTGAAAGATTTTGATATTTTCATTGAAACTGGCCTTGGTGGTGGTAGCAGTTTGTTTGAAGCAATTGGACGTGGTATAGCAAAGAAATTCATAAGCATTGAACAGAACAAAGAAATTGCCGACCGATTTCAAGGACTCAATTTTGGAAACAAAGATGTAGTGATTTATCATGGTACATCTCCTGATGTTCTTAACAAGATTCTTCCACCTCTCAATCGCTATAAAGTTTTGTTTTGGTTGGATGCTCACTATATGGGCAATCCATACGAGAATGCTTTAGATGAAAAATATGGGCAATGTCCCATTTTGAAAGAGTTGGAAGCAATACGCAATGCAAACTTCAATATTCCTCCTATAATTCTTATTGATGATGCAGAATGGTTTACAGAATACAATTGGGAACACAATACTGCACGACATTCTTTCGATAAAAGTCAATGGCCTCGTCTTCATGAAATAGAGTCTGCATTACCAGATTACAATGTAGAAGTTAAAGACGGAATGATTTTTTGTTTACCCAAATGAAACTTTTCCTTCCAAACGTGACATTGCTTGCGGTCGATACAGGAGATGATTTGACCGAAACAAACATTGCTGTTGAAATATGCAAGCGCGCTTGTGATTTTGGCGACGTTAAAGTATTGACAAAAAAAGAAGTGCCACAAGTAAAATCGTATGAGACATACAATCTTTTCATGCTTTATCAATTGAAAGATTGGTTTTATACGACACACGTTCTTACCATTCAACAGGACGGTTATATCATCAATCCGAAAGCTTGGACGAATGATTTTTTGAAATATGATTATATTGGTGGTCCTTGGATTGAAGATGTTTGCGGCAATGGTGGATTTTCTCTGCGTAGCAGAAGGCTTTGCCAATTGCTTGCAACGGTAAGTCCAGCTTGTTACCCATACATTCAAGAGGATAAAAACATTTGTCAAGATGTTCGATTTTCTTTGACGAGAGAAGGAATGCGTTTTGCACCATGTGATGTTGCAAGTAGGTTTTCATACGCAAAGAATTCAACATACAATCGTTATCTCGGAAGTTTTGGATTTCATGGAAGACACAGTTTGTTGAAAACATGCGTTCCTAATTTGGAATGCGAAGATTGCAAAAAGGGTGATTGCAGTCATTTGGAATGCAGTGCGTGCGATTTAAAAGAAATGGCAGAACTTTTACAGATTGGAATGGGTTTGTAATCTGCAATCAGTACACTCTTGTTTAGGGCCGGGAAATTCCCGGCTTTTTTATTTTCTTCCTGTTACTGTAATGTAATATCCATAGGCAACAACTGCTGGTAACAATGTTGCGGCATTCCAGATTATTACAGCACCCAATCCATTTGCGGTTGCAATCAATGGTATTGGACCAACAGCAGCATGTTTAGGAGTTACTGTAATACAAATGTCTGTCGGAGTAGGTCCAAGAAGTGTATGAATAGTCGTTCCTGCTCCACCAGAAGTTATCGAATTTATATTGAACGATGCGTTTACAGTTATAAGACCCGGAGGAAATGCTCCAACATTGACATCAGCCCATGCAATAATGTTATTGTCAGCATAATAAGAACCAATTGGATTTGCATGTGTACCAACGCTTGCTGCATCTAAATTCTTCGATACATGATAAGAATAAGAAGCGGTAGCAGAAGTCATACTGATACCACCCAAATTATTCACTTTGAAAGCATCAGAACGAGAAGCATATCCACCACCATTACCAATTCCGAAAAGAATATCCCCAACACCTGTAGCAGATTGAGATTGCAAAGATTCTGTTTGACCGAAATATCCTAAACGAGTTTGTGCATATCCGTAGGTAATATTACCAACACCAGAATTTATAGAATAGTATCCAATTGCTGTTAAAGAATTGCCACCCAAAATAGTTACACCAAATGGGTCATTCGTTATCAATGCTCCATTAACGCCTAATTGGTTATTAAATCCTCCAAGAATATTTGAATAGTGACCAGTTTCAAGAAAATTGCTTGCGCCTCCAATGATGTTTGAATAATATGCGCTCACACTTGATGAGGTAGAATTTATTATTCCTGCTCTTGCAGGTCCAACAACTTTATTTGAATCTCCACCAATTATGTATGATTCGTCTGCAGAATCAATGTAGTTCGATAAACCACCAAGGACAATTGCGTTGTTACTACCAGAAATAGAATTAGCATTTCCACCAAGTATCGCAGAATTGGCAGTTCGACTTAAAGATGTTCCATTAAATGTGATTCGATTGTTTGTACCTGTTCCAATAAAACTTTGGTCTGAAGTAGTTATTCTATCATCCAAACCACCAATGATACAAGAATCAACAGAAGTAAGTAGAAATGCATCTTCTCCTCCAATAACAGTTGAATTTTCACTATTTTGAATTACATTGGTGAAACCACCAACTATTCCAATACTGGTATTACCACTTGCAATGTTTTCATTTCCACCAAGTATTGTAGAATAATCCGAATTTGCTATTGTATTGTCGAGTCCGCCAAGTATGGAGGCGTAAAAAGAGCCAGATAATGTATTATTATTACCGCCTACAATGACCGAAAGATTTCCGCCTGATAAAGTATTTTGCGACCCTACTATCAATCCGCCACCATCGGAATTGATAAGATTATGAAAATTACCGCCTACAATAGAACCGTATGATGTTCCGGATAATGTATTGGTAGAACCGCCTACAATAGAACCATGAACAACATGATTGATTATGTTTGTCGTACCAGCAGCAATAAACGAATCAAGACTTGCTGATATACTATTAGTATCACCACCAGCAATAACACTATAATTTGTAGTAGCGATATTATTAAAAATTCCACCGCCGATAATAGAATCTGCTGATTGAACAATAACATTTTGATGACCGCCTACAATAGAACTTCCATCCGCCGACAATCCTGCTACATTATCGACACCACCAAGAATGGAAGCATATAATGAACCTGAAATTGCATTGTTGTTACCTCCAAAAACAGAACTTCCTGTCGAACTTGTTCCGTTTACAGAATTAAGATTTCCAAATGCGATTGAATATGGTGCAAGAGCGGAACCGCCATTTACTGCAAAAGAATAACTACCACTTGCCGTGGAATTCCAACCCATTGCTATTGCAGAAGTCAAGGAAGCCGTAGCACCTGCACCTATTGCAATAGAATCTTTGCTTTGTGTACCGCCTACAACTTTAGAATATCGTGTTGGCAATCCAGTATCATCTACAAAGTATGGACTATAACGTCCCGTTCCGGCTTGTGAACTTGTTACAATCCAGCGTTGTTCGTTGTTATCATAGATGAATGAGAAAAATGCTGGACCTGCTACAATAATATCGCCGCCTGTATTTGTAATAATTCTATTAGTAGCAATACTATTAACATTTTGATTTGCCACAGTAACTTGAAACGCACCATCAAAATACGTTTCAAGAAATTTGCCCGGAGTTCCACCAGTAAAACCGGTAAACTTTGTATTGCCAGTTAATGTAACGTATAAATTACTAATTCCTGTTGCACTAACATTGTTGCTCGATGTAGAAGCAGTCAAAGAACGCTGACCATCAATAGAAAAATCTCCATACGTCGATAAAACAGTATTTGGGAAGTGAACATTACCTGCACCTAAACGTCCAGCAGTGACGTAGGAGCCTTCCGACGACAAGGAAGCAAGATGAGCAGAGGTTGAAGCATTAAAGCTCATGAAATCGCTTCTATCGTCTTTTTGATAGAAGGAAATTCCAGTAACACCACCAGTTAATGGCTGTAAAATGTTTGAAAATGTTGAAGGAGGAAATTGTTTAATATATGGACCATCGACAGGAGTAACACTATTACCCAAAAATGTTCCATTAACACCATTTCCTGAATTACTAGAACTTGCTCCAGCACCATTTATTTGACTGACAGGAGGAACAATATATTGATTTCCATCTGGAGTTCCAGCATTGTTATAAAAGACTTCAACCCATGTTACAGTAGTGATACAATTAATGGGGTCAATCTGAATTTCTCTAGCATTGAAATCTCTTAGTTTGTTATGTATGAATTGCTGGCAATGTAAACCCGGAACAATGTTAAACATCAATCCGTTATCATCGACACAACCCTGATAAACTTGTTTTAAAGTTATTTTTGTGCCAACAAGTTCATTGTAATAAAATTCAGCATACGCAAGTAATGGGCAGAAATATCCGACATTTTGATTGTCAGGCAAAAGATTTTCGTTGCTTGGTAAATCTCGACCAGCAGGAAGAATTGCTGTAACACCATAGTACAAATCTAATGCGCCATTATTGTTTGGCGCAGTATATCCCGGCCAATTTGATGTTGCCTGTGATGTATTTGGTGCATAAATTTGATTGGAAGATGCAGATAAAGAACCTGATGTAGAAGCTCTCCACAATAAATTAGAACCACCGACCCATCCAGTATTTGTTATCTTTTTACTTCCATCTAAATTTAATTCAGATACCCAATAAGCTCTAAATGCATCATTGTTACTTCCATCGTTTGGCTGTAATTTTTTTTCACAGACAACACTTAGTGGTTGATGGTCTTCAAGATTTTTATCGAAATAATACCACAGACTTGATGGAGAATCACTATCGAAAGATTGATTATATACTCCAACACCCGGAGAAAGTCGTTGCGGCCCAAGTTTATGTGTTCTCCATGGAACTGTAATGTCTTTTGAATTGCTATCGCTATATCCAGCGAGAATTTGCAAATCGTCTGCAAGATTTTGTAATACAACTGATGTTGAATTGATTGTATTTGGCTCTTCTGAGGAACCAGCCAATACGAAATTGGAAGGTAATTCAAAATTGTTACTTCTTCTTCCAATAAAATCAAGAACCGGTGAAGCAGTACCATCGGAATTTGTTTTTATACGCGGCAAAATGTATGTACCTGTTTGTGTCGATACCCATT